GAACTCCACGGCACACGGACCTTTGTCCGTGCGATACGTGATCTCTGCCCACCATCTAGCCAATGCCATGTCCGTTATACTCCTCTATTAATGTGACGACTTTGTCGCTAATTGAAAAATCAGTAGGCATATCTACAGGAACCGAAGTATTACAGATGTTGCACAGATCGCTCCATGCACGCCAACCCTCGTTTTTGTAATCGCCGCGCTCGATCTCCATGATCAATTGCTGCACGCGCTCGACCTGTTTGTCGTCGTACTCATATCCGTCGATTACATCTTGCGCTGTTTCCAACGTTGTCTCCAGATACCACCCGCTCATGGCAAACAAATTCTGAAACGCGTATACTTCAATGTTATCCACGTCGGCGTCGAGACGACACACTGTTACTACACAGATTTTCATTTCAACATCTCCTTCAATTCTGCTTTGATGCGGCGGGCAGTCTTACCGCGCCACTGTTGAGCGTTTGACAAAAAGTAACGAACGACTGAACGCGCACTGTCGTAATGAAAATCATCATCAATGCTGTTCAGTGAATGCATCGCATCGATGTATGGCGTTGCACCAAAATAAACATTCTTCCAATCATCACAGATTTCTTTCGCAATCACACGCAACGGTCTACTCATAATACTTCCTCCTCTAGACGGTTGATCCAGACCGCAACGGCCTGTGTTAGATGTTTCATATCGCTGTTCAGTGCAGCATCCTTGATGTCGTACACTGTGGGGTTTGCACTGCATGACTGTGGATGTTTCTTCACAGCCGTCCGAACACTGTCGCTGTCAATCGGCGCAACATGCATATCACCAACAGCAAAGAAATTTAAAAACTCTAATAGGCTCGTCTTATTCACAGGAACCTCAACCTCGCGCCAGTCTTTCCCGAATTCACGCTTCGCATCGGCTTGTGTCCCGACCCACGAACCTTGGTCATTGGTATACAGTCTCATAAAAACTCCTCTCAAAAAGTACTATAAGTCTTATATGGTATCATAGTGTCTTAAATCAAGAGTAGATAACGAAAAAAGTTAATTAATTTTCGAGACGCTATTAAGAGGTTTTACCCCCTAATTGTTTTTTTTTTATTTTTTATATAAAAGTATGTGTCTTCAGCGTCTTCAGCGTCTTCAGTAAAAAAATAATTAAAGTAATATAAAGACTTATTAGCACAGATACCAAAAGTTGAATGTGTCTTCAGGGTGTCTTCACCCCTCTTCAGATGTCTTCAGTAAACGAGTTGAAGGACACTGCCCTGCACCCCCTTTGATGTTTTGGTGTGGGAATGGACAGGGGGTAAAAATCTCTTTATTGTAAGTGAAAACATTGGGGAAGAGCCGATGCCGAGTATCAAAGATGATATTGAAGATAAACATGACCGCACGCTGACCAACCGTCAGATGACTTTTGCAAAGCACATAGTCGAGGGCATCTACAGTAATGCCGAGTGCGCTAGAAAATCTGGATACTCTGCCGATGTTGCAGCAAAGCAAGCATCTGTTTTGTTGAATGGCAGAGATTATCCGCATGTTGTGGATTACATCAAAGAGTTGCGCGAAGAGCGGGAACGCCGGTATGGGGTCACAACGATTGGGCAATTGGAAAGACTGCATCAATTGTCGAAGAGTGCCGAGGATGCCGGTCAGTTTTCTGCGGCGATCAACGCAGAGAAAATCCGGTCCGCATTGGGTGGGTTGACCATCGACAGGCGCGAGAACATCAACACTGTTGACCAATTAACCCGCGACCAAATTGTGGCGCGGCTCGATGCGCTGCGGAAGCAGTACCCTCAAGCGTTCGAGTTAGACATGAAGGATGTAACCCCAGATGAGCAAGGGACCAGAGGCGAACTTTTGGAACTCGATACGTCAGAGCCTACCGAAGAAGTGGTTCGCAACACGGATTGAGAATAAACACGGCGGAGGTGTACCTGACGTACACATAGTAGCCGATGGAGTACCCTTTTGGGTGGAATTGAAGGTAAGCAAAGGAAATGGGGTAAATCTCTCTCCTCACCAAGTTGCTTGGAATATGGCATATTTTGCGCGAGGTGGTGCAAATTTCATCTTGGTAAAGCAGGCCAGTACGAAGCAGCTATTTTTATTTGGCGGGGACCAAGGGCCTAGGTTAGTGACTGAAGGTATCTCAGGCGCCGAGGGGCAGCGGTTCGAGAGCGTTAGTGCGTGCGTCTCGGCTCTGCGGCCTTCCGCAGCGGTTGTCCTTGGGATCGAGCTCTGCGGCTCTGCGGCCTAACGCGCGAGTTCCCGGCCCGAGCGACGAAGGAGCGAGGTACTAAAACCTTGTCGCGTAGCGACTCAATTTTCTTAGCGCGTCATTACGCGCAAGTGACCGGGCCACGCCCGGCACACCGTTTTGATGATAGTAGTAAAGGAGCCGAAGCTCCCTTACCTAGTCCCACCATTCGCCGAACAAGATTTCTTTCAGTTCACCAACGCTTAGTCCCAACATACCTGCGTATGTTAGGAGCGTAAGGTTTGGATTCTGGTCATAGAATTCGCAAATTTCTTTTTCTGTCCAAGTGTGCATGTTGTTTTCCATCTTAGTGCTCCACGATTGCGATTGATTTAGCTTGCTTGTGACCTGCGCATAGTTTGCATTGGTTGCAGGTAACGCGACGACCTGCCTCTTTGGATGCAGGACACAGGGTCTCGTGTGTGTAGTCAACGGCTAGGATGTCCTTGACTACGCGGAAGGTACGACGACCATTGCGCCAGTGGTCACGAGCCTGTGTGTATGTGTCGGCTGACTGCATTGCGATGTCTGGTCGCCATCCTGACTGGTGGCTGTATGCTGTGTGGTTGTCTGCTTCTGATAGCAGGTCGTCCCACACTGACTGCGGTACGGCAGCGGGGTCACCGTATGTCCCTACGCGAACGAAGCGACCACGGCCCATGGTGCGGGCGTCACCGTACTCGTATACACCACGTTGGTACGAACGCCATACGATGAGGACACCCTGACCTAGGTTGACGTAGCAGCGACGGCCTGTTGCTTGCTTACGCTTGGGGTCGTCGTTAGGTGTGCCACGCATGATGCAGTCGCCGCAGATGCTGAAGTCGGCACCTGTCTTGCTAGCTTCGAGTGGGTTGATGTCACGTAGCAGGATGTATGTCTGTACGACGTGACCTGTCTTGCGGTTACGGTTTGAGTATGTGGCAATGACCACGATAGGCTGACCATCCAAGAGACTTGGTCCATTGTAGATGATTGCTGATTGCATGATAGTTCTCCTTGTGGGTGGGGGCCGAAGCCCCCGGTTGATGTTAAGATTGTGATACGTACGGTGCCATGTCGCAGTCGAGTGCGTATATCTTACCCTGCCAGTCACCTAACTCGTCGTATAGGTACTGGTGTGTCTCGTCGTCGAGGGACATGACGATGATGTCTGCCTCGACCTCCTCGATAAGAGCACGTACGTCATCTAGCTTGCGATATGCATCGTCTAGCTGCTTGCGAATTGTCTCATTAATCTGAATTTGGTACTGCATTTTGTAGCTCCTTTTGCTCTTGATATGCTAGTTTGTAACCCATGTAGAAGATAACTACGCCAGTCCAACGTAGTTCCTTGGGTAGATTGAGGTGGACATAATCCACCCCTTCGTCATGTGATTCGGGAGTTGGTACAAATCCGATCATTAGGCTGCTTCTCCTTCCTGCTTGCGACGATCCTCGATGATGACTTCGGATTTGTTCTCTAACTTGTAACTGGTGTACGTTAGACGTGACTCGGCAGACTGGATGAGTTCGCGCAATGCTTGGTTGCGAACCTCTAACAGTTGGTCGTACATTGACGCGGTCATGCTGAACTGACCACGGTCTGCTGTTGACAGTAGCTCCCGCAAGTCATCGAGTAGATTTTCTAGTTCCCCAAATCCTTCGAACTCTATTCTGATAGGTGAGTTGTAGACTGAAGTGTAAGTTGATTTAGCCATGATGGCCTCCTTTGTTTTGAAGATTATGTATCGATTATTTGATACACCTACCGGAGATCAAACGTGGACGACGTGTCTTAATAATCCCTTGACACAATTTGTTACCGAGGTGACAAATTGTTTCAACGCTTGCGCAAGAAA